GCGCAAGGCCACGAATCCAGCGCAGCTCTCGAAGGCGTTCGGGCGCATCGAGGATCGCATCCTCGCGGCGAAAACGTCCGCGGCCGACGCCGCGGCTTCCACCAACCACAAACCGACGGCCACCGAGACGCGGGAACGCGCCGCGGCAGTCGTCGATCGCAGCGTGTCCAGCGCTGCCGTACCGCACACCACGCTCGGCAAAGCCGGGACGCAGGTCGATCCGCTCGATGCCGCGGTCGCGAAGGGGGACGTCTCGACGTTCCTCGAACTCGACCGGCAGCGCATGGCGGAGCGCCGTGGGTTGCGGTCGGCGAGCTGAGACGCGCCGGACCTAACACCTTATGCCTTCGCAGTCTTCGTTCAACAAAGCGCAGTGGGTGGCCCTCAAAGGGCTCTCGCTGCTGACGAACGATCTGCACATCGGCCCGTACTTCTCCGACGAGTACTCGGGCGATTACGCGCAGAAGTTCGCCATCGGCAAGACGATGACCGTTCCGCTGAGCCAGCGCTACACGGTGCAGCAGAACGACATGACGTACAACCCGCAGGCGTTCGACCGTCCGAACACCACGATCACGGTCGACCAGACGCGGACCATCCCCGTCGAGTGGGAATCGATCGAAAAGGCGCTCGACATGGAGCGCGGCGAAGAGAACGTCGAGCGGATCTACCTGAAGCCCGCCGTCGCGTATCTCCGCCAGGAGCTCGACACGTTCTGCGCGCAGTTCGCGTACCAGAACACCAACATGACCGTGGGCGCGCTCGGCACGAACCCGACGACGTACGACGCGACGTCGGCAGCGGCCAAGCAGGCGCTCGAAGAGATGGGCTGCCCGACCGACGGCGGCGATCTCGGTCTGTTCCTCCCGCCGGCGGTCATTCGCTCCGTGAAGACGGGCGCGATCGGCCTGTTCAATCCGCAGACGGACATCTCCAAGCAGTTCCGTTCGGGGAACGTCGGCGTGTCGGACGGCTTCGACTGGTACGCCAGCAACTCGCTGTTCTCGCACACGGCGGGCACGTGGGCGGGCTCGGTGACGGTGAACGGCGCGAACCAGTCGGGCTCCTCGCTGAACGTCACCTGCACGACGAACGACACGTTCCTCAAGGGCGACAAGTTCGCCATCGCGAACGTGAATCAGGTCAACCTGATGACCCGCCGGACGACCTCGACGTCGGCGACTGGCACCAAGGTCTTCACCGTCACGCAGGCGACGACGGGCGCGGCGTCCGCGGCGACGCTGCAGATCTATCCCGCCATCTACGGACCGGGCAGCCACTACCAGAACGTCGACGCGCTGCCGGCGAACAGCGCCGCGCTGACGCTCTGGCCGGGCACGTCCTCGCCGTCGGGCAAGGTGGGCAAGGTCGGCCTCGCGCTCTATCCGGGCGCGTTCTTCCTCGTCGGCATGAAGCTCGAGGAACCGGAGGCGGTCGAGATCTGTCGGCAGTATCAGGATCCGAAGACCGGCATCGCGTTCCGCTTCATCCGGCAGTGGTCCAACGAGCGGTCGGCGATGACCAATCGCTTCGACATGCTCTTCGGCGCAGGGGTCGGGTTGGCTGAGCAGTGCTCGGTCTGCCTGCCGTGCGCGTAAGGGTGAGAGACACCATCATGCAGACGCGCATCTTCGCTCGACTCTCGGTCGCGGTGAGCCTCGCGCTGGCGCTGGCGTACGCCACGCTCTCGGCGCAGACCTTCACCCACAACGTCACGGAGCTCGCGGCGGATCAGGCGGCGGCCGATACGACGATCTCGCTCGTCTCCGTCTCGGCGGCGACGGGTTCGTCCTTCGGCGCCGTGCAGGCGGGGCAGCTCGTGCTCGTCGATGGCGAGCTCGAGACCTTCGTCTCGGTCACCGGCACGTCCACGATCTGGAATGTCCAGCGCCGTGGCGCGCGGGTCCTGCACAAGTCCGGCACGAACGTCTACATCGGCACGCCTGGCTCGTTCCAGTCGTCCGATCCGCCTCCTGGCGGCTGCGTCGTGGCCAGCCAGCCGAAGTTCTGGATCAACATCGGGACGCCAGGTGCGGCGTTCGGCAGCAACAGCGGCCGAGCGTACGTGTGCGGCTCCGATTCGGTCTGGCACCTCGCGCAGGTGCCGTATGTCCCGGGGCTCTACTCCGGCCAGACGGCGGGCACGACGACGGTGGTCCTCACGTCGGCGCAGTCGGGATCGACGTTCCTCTTCGACGCGGCCTCTGGCAACAACTACGTGTTGCCGGCGCCGCAGCCGGGGCTGACGTTCGACTTCATCCAGACGGCGACGGTGACCTCGAACAACGCCGAAGTGCAGACCAACGCGTCGACGGTCTTCATCGCCGGGCTGATTCACATCTTCGGCACGGCGACGACGAACGACTTCACGTGCAACGGCACGTCGCATCTCGCGCTGAAGATGAACGGCTCGACGACGGGCGGCGTGATCGGCGGCCACTTGAAGTTCACGGCGCTCACCACGACGAAGTGGTGGGTCGACGGGAACAACGTGCAGGGATCCGGCACGGGCGCGACGCCCTGCTCGACGACGACGTAATCGGGGTGCGAGCTCAGTAACCCAGACGGCCGAGGGCGCGAGGCTCTCGGCCGTCGCAGTGCGAGGAACAGATGGCCCAGAAGCGACTCCCGAAAGACTTCAACCACATGAAGCCGGACGATATCGAGATCACCGATCCGATCGGTGCCGAGCTCCAGGCGCAGGGCAAGGGGCTCGATCGCGAGTACCCGAAGCACGTCTATCGCGATCTCGGCGTGGAGCATCCGTACGTTTTCGCCGTCGTGATCGATGCAGCTGACGAGCGGCTCCAGCGCGCGCAGGGCTGGAAGAGCGCGCAGGAGCTCGATGCGGACCGCAAGGCTGGCGTCGAGGAGGCGCTCGCCGCCGGCCCGGTGGTGACCCGCAAGCCGCGCAGTCCGCTGCCGAAGTCGGCCGACGCCGCGCAATAGATCCGCGATGGTGGGCTATCCGCTCACGGTCCTGGCCGACGCGCCGACCGCCTATTGGCGATTCGGGGAGGCCAGCGGTCTGTCTGCAGCGGATGCGACCGGCAATGGGCACACGATGACCTTGCCGGCGTCCCATCTCACCTACGGCGTGGCCGGCGCGGTCAATGATGGCACGACTGGCTTCGCGCTGGACGGTTCGCAGGCGCAGGCCACATTCACGGCGTTCGCCATAGGCACGACGTGCACGATCGAGTTCTGGATCCGGCCGGATTCGACGACCTCGCCGAGTCCCTACGCGCTGCTGATCGGGAACGGCGGCGGCGGCGTCGGGCTCTATTACGACAAGAGCACGCAGAAGATGCTCTTGTACACGGGTGCGAACGAGCGCAACGGAACCGTCCTTACAGATGGCGCGCTCTACCACGTGGTCATTTCGATCAATGCCGGCAACGGCACGTGGTACATCAACGGCGTCGCCGACGGCACGTTCTCCAGCTGGCCGGGGAACAATTTCGGGTCGGCCTTCAACGGGAACGCCGGCGGCGCGACGATTAAGGCGAGCCTCATCGACGAGATCGCGCTGTATCCGACGGCGCTGAGCGCCGCGCAGGTCCTCGCGCACTACAACGCGGGCCAGCCCTTCAATACTGCCTTCGCGGATGACTGCCTCGACTACATCGGCCCGTCAGTGACGGTCGGAGCCGCGCAGTGATTCAGGGGCAGGCGGGGCAGACGGTCGGCGCGCAGATGGTCAATGCGACGACCGGCGCGGCCTTCGCTGGCGCCGTGTCGGTCTTCGTCACGCTCGACAACGGCGCGCAGGCCGCCGGCTCGGTCGGAGGCGGCGCGGCCGTCTCGAAGGGCAACGGCTACTACACCTATTCGCCGTCGGCCGCCGAGACGCAGGGGAACCTGCTCGCCTACACGTTCATCGGCACCGGCGCGGTGCCGAAGACGCTCGAAATCAACGCGATTACGCCGTCCCAGATCTCCGCGCTCCAAACCGCGACCGGGCTGTCCTCCGTGTCTGTCTCCGATCTCCTCGTCGAGGCCGCCGCCGAGATTCGCGTGACGCGGTTCGGTGGCACGCTCGAACCCGGCGTCTCGCGCGGGCTGCTCGGCAAGCTCAATCGGATGCTCGACCTGTGGAATGCCGATCCGCAGGCGAAGTACAACGTCGGCTTTCAGTCGTTCACGCCAACCGTCAACCACGCGCCGCACACGCTCGGCCCGAACAGCGCCGACTGGGTCGTGACGGCGCGCCCGGACCGCATCAAGGGCGCGAACCTGATCCTCAACACCGTGACGCCGGCGGTGCGCATTCCGATTCGCATTCGCGACGACAAGTGGTGGCTCGGGCAGACGGTGCAGGGCCTGGCGACGTCGATCGTCACCGATCTCTTCTACTCGCCGGACTGGCCGAACGGGAATGTGAACCTCTGGCCCGTGCCGACGGCGACGTACCCGATCGAGCTGATGACCGACACGCTCTTCGGCAACCTGCAATCGGGCGACGTGCTCTGGCTGCCATTCGGGTACCGCGAGGCGATCACGCTCTCGCTCGCGGTGGCGGCGGCGTCCTCGCTCGGCCAGACCGCCAGCGACGATCTCAAGGCCGAGGCGATGAACGCGCGGGTGATCTGCTTCAGCAACAACCGGAAGCCGCACGACGTGCGCACGCGTGACGGGGGCATGCCCGGCGGCCGGCGCGGCGGGCGCTTTCTCTACAGGACCGGACGGAGCAAATAAGCATGGGCATCGTCGCCAATCAGCGGTTCAACAAAGGCGTCGCGGTCACGACGAGCGACTCGGTCGACTTCGCGCCGCAAGGCACCGGTCGACGGCTCTGCGACGCGATCTACGTCGGTGGCGCGGGCATCGTG